GTATCTGAAGAACTATCTCCAAATGATAAGGAATCTGAATCCCCTAAAGAAATATACTGACTACTACTTTTTACAAACGATGTCGAACCCTCTGATGGGAATGCAAGTGTGTCTGACCTACTTTTCTTAAAATCTAAATATAGTTTTAGATTATCCTTGACGTATGTTAAGAGGGATGCTCCCCCGCGTTGTAAGCTTGCTGCTAATCCGAGCATATACTACCCGAAATAACAGATGCAGCTGCCAGAACTCAGTGTGACTGAGCTATAGCTACCAAATAATGTAACCCCTTGCGGAAAAGTATTACTAGAATCTACGGCATACCCATAGGACACTGCGCTAGATCCAGCGTGCTTGGTAGCATCTACTTGAGCTAGTGCAGAAAATGCGGTGTCTTCTAGAAATGTGATCGCAACAATGTTAAACCCAGTTGGTGGCGTTTTAGCAGCGCTAGCCGTATCGACCAACATACTACCCGCTTGACCAAGGCCAACATTACTTGCTTCGTTAACTGAAAATTTATGTTTTCCCATCTTTTTCTCCTTGTGACTTGCCGAGCTTGGAATTTCTCATGGTCACATAGTTATGTTAAGGGGCAGCAGAGCAGCCACCCCTTAACCAGTTTAACAGTGATTAATCGTTAGTGATCAATAATCCACGGTCACGATGAATTACTTTAGAGCCATATAAGCAGCTAAAAACTACTTTATCGGCTAAGTAATCGATATCACGCTGTGATTCAGCTCCGATTTCTTTCTGCATTGCAAAACCGCAAGCAGAGCTATCGAAAACCATACCAGCAACTGCTGTACCGCCAGTACCAATAAGATTGCTCATTGCTACTTTCATACCAAAGATAGATCCTAACTGACCAGATGATACATTGCTTGCACCTAATGCATCATAACGAACAAATTTGTCGTTATGCAATAGATCAGAATACAATGTCGGATTAACAACCATCCATACATTACCATCTCTATAGTCTAGATCAGCTTCACCAAGTGTTGCTAAGATAGATTGTATATTTGCATCAGTAAGTGTGTCATCGTCTCCAGTAGTGATACCAGTTAGATTTAAACCAGCACCGCCAGATAAAGACGCTACAAGATCAGTATCAATCTGCTTTGCAAGTGCATAACCCATAATAGAAGCATACTGAGAGACAAGATCTCCATTTTTTTGAATTAATGAAATATCTTCAAACATCTTAGATGCGTATTTATGTTTATCAATTGCAATCTGCACGCTAGTTTCAGTTGTGCTGTCATACTGTATGGCTGCATTTTCTGTTTTAGCTTGTACACCTACTTCAGATAAAGATGGTACATTGATCTTATCGCCACCACTTACTACAAATGATGAATAATCTGTTACCATTTCTCTGAACATTAATTTGGATCTCAAAAATCCCTCTACTGCCGAGCTCCACACTTCTGGAATAAATACATCAAATTCTGTATTTCCAGAAATACCACTGGGATCAGCTGTTATTGTTTTATAACTCAAGTCTAACTCCTACTTATACTTTTTAAATAAGCGCCCCAAGTAGCCGGATCTCTGCGTTCATCTTCAGTCATTTCTTGAAATGACTTTGGTGTAGTTTGTCCAACACCAGCACGACTTGCATCTACGCTCATTTTTTGTTTTGAAATATTATTAGCATGATACTTTTTCAGCTTATCCAGAGGAAGTGCTTCTATAATATCACGCTCTTCAGTATCATAATTAGAAAGAATGTTATCGCGATCTTGAGCTACATAAGCGTCTAATTGATCCGCTTTTTGTTTAGCCACTTCATATTTCTTTGTGACTTCGCCAAGCAAAGTTTCATATTCGCCTTTTTTCTCAAGTTCAGCAACACGCTGCTTTTCAGCTGCGCTTTCAAACTCTTCTAACTTTGATTTTAAATCCTTATTACTAGCTACAACTTCTTTGAAGCGAGTATATGGGATTTGATCTTGTTTAGCGTCTGGAGTGACGGACTGAGCTTTAACCTCTTCAGCTGGAGTATTTTCCTGTTTTACGTCTGGAGTGACTTTTTCGTTTTCCATTTTAACCTCTTGTATGAGTACCTTACATGTTGATTACTATTGGTCTTCCAGTAAGTCTTCTTAAATTTTGCAAAAACACCCCTAAAAACATGTTACCAATTGCTTTTTCGACCATTGGTCCTACAACGCCGTTTTTAGCGACAATTCTTTTTTTAGCTGGTCTGCGGGTAATCTTTGACTTTTTTGATGGTTTACCAAAGCGGCCTAGCGCATGCGCTTTCATTTTTACCGCTTCTCTGCCACCACCAATACCATAATCCAGTGCTAACTCTCCATCTACTTTTGCATCTAAAAATCCAAATGCACTAAACATATCGCCAGTAAGCGTTAAGTCTGGTGGACTGGTCCTAGTGCTTTTTTGCTTTAAACCAGTTTTATTTGCGCCTTTTCTGCGCTTATAATCAGCAGTATACATTGGGAATGTTTTTCCACCTTGCTTTGCAGCTCCAATACCCTTTTGAGCTTGTTTTATATGGACCTTTGCTATTTCGCGGCCATACTTTTGCAGATCAGACTTTGTAAACTTTAAAAGTTTTTCTAAGACGGTTAATCCGCCAAACCGTTTTGATAATTTTGGTCCGGTATAACTACTTATTGCTTTCATAATACTGCTTTAGTGTCTTCGGTTTTTTATATTTACCGCTGCTTTTTAAATCTTTTATTTCGTTGCGCGCCTTATTACGCGTCTCTACTATTGTTTTATTAGATGACACTGGTTGAATAGAGTGTCTACAATTTATTCCTCCCCGGTCCTGTAAAACGCCCGGATAGCGGCTTTCATACTCTTGCTTAGTCATTGGAGTGTTTGCAAGTATATCTCGGCATAGAGGGCGCGTTTTCTCATCCAAAGGACCAACATAGTGATACTTTGTATCTTCTGGTAGTGACTCAGCCATTGCAAAGATCACAGATTGCTGATAGTTAGCTAATGTAGTCCCAAGTACTGCATCAACTCTGCTAGGATTTAATGAAACATTACGAGCAATTCTAGCCTTAATTGCATCTCCAGACATTCCTGTACTGGTCCCTAATAAAATTTCATTACGCATGGTTTGACCTAAGTTGGCCGTGTATTGGACAATCGTACTTCGTTGAGTAGCCTCGAGAGCCACAAGTTGCGCTTCGGTAACAGACCCAAAAAACGGCAGATCATCGAGTATATTGCTAGTCGCAGCCATATAGGCGCCGATTCCGGTACTAGCACCCAGATCTTCAATAATGTAGGTCGTAATATCAATTGCAGCGAGAATACCCAGTATTTCAGTTGTAGAGAGGCCCTCTTCTTCCATTTCTTTAACATCATTGACAAACTCCTCTTGTACTTGGTCCAGCGATGCTTGATATGCAGCTATTGCATCTTCGATTGCTGCCATGACTAACTCTGTAGTCTATTCAGTAAACGGTTCGCTGGTGGTTGGTCTTCTTCTTGTCGCTGATTTTGCGCTTCTAAAAAGCGCTCTTTTGCTGCTGGCGATGCATCACTATTGTGATACTCAAACCAGTCTTCTGGGGTCGCAAGACCACGATCAAATCGCCAACTCCATAGAGCAATCTCACTTTCGGGAGTGAGAGCATAATTAGGCTCAAGGAAGTCAACAGAATAATCGGGTCCTAGGTCGGTGTTGGTTTCAGTTTTAATTATTTGGCGGTCTATGTCATACCTACGGTGCTCCCACGGACGCCATGTATCTTCAGTTTGTGCACTACGCTCATCCATGTTTTCCATCTCAATAATACTTAATGAAGCTGCACTAGGAGCATTTCCAGAATCATTGCGAGCATACTTAGCTCTGATATGATTATTGTTTAAAGTAGATTCTATTAGAAATCTAGTACTTTCAATGATCTCACTTAAACTACCACTTGGACTAGATACTCCAAACTCAGCACCCTCTGGCATATAGAGTATTTTGTCTGTGCCGATAGATATTCGAGATGAATCATCGACACCGGAAATATGTTTGATTCCAAGACACCCAAACCGGATGGCAAGTGACAACTCCATCTGTGCCACATTAGTGGCCAGATCCACAGCTACTACATCCATAGCTCCAGATCCGGCCCAGAAGTCCCGAATTGGCGGGTAGCGATGACTAAATGTTACTGGCAATATTCCGTATGGATTAATATCAAACTCATTTACACTTTGCTTACGACCATCTTGATCAATAAGATAGTGTTGACCGGGCACTCCGGGTCTATCTTCGGTCCATACAGCATGCATTGGGCGTTCTAGCTTTGCATTGCCTTGATATTCTATTGGAAATGTTACTCCTACTGGCTTATCTCTACGATCTCCAGCTAAAAACAATGGTTCAAAAAATGGTAGACACTCATGTTCTACTTTTTGCGTTTGCTCGTTCCAAATAGAACGAAATGCCATCGTTCCTAATAAAAATGTTAATCTTTCGCATAATCTACGCTGCGCTTGTAGACTATTTTTATCTACAAAGTCAAAATATTGCTCATTTACATCTACTTTAGGCGCTTTTTTAAAGGTCATGCCTCTTAATGCAGTTACACGCTTTGTCAGATTCTGATGTAGCATCGGTACTTGACGCAATGTTTCTGCACCAAAGTATTTTTCTACATAACGGTCCATGTTGATCCCCTCGTAGAAATCAAGCATGTATTCTCTCTCTCGAGCGCGTTGTGTTTCAATAAAGCGCAGCTGCTTTTTGAGCGCAGACTGCACAGATGATGTTGATAAATCTTCTATTATAACCAATCGATTGTCCCAGCTTTGTTACTCTTAATAGGGGAATAGTTGACAAAGAAAAATCTGAGCGCATCCGCACAATGATCAAAACGACCATCTTTTAATGGCACTTCTTTTAATGCTTGATCCTCTTTATGAGTCGGATAGCGGTAATTCTCATAAGATTGTATAGATTCTTTGCAGCGCGATGCTACAAAGAAGTGAGCTTCCCCATTAGCATCTTCAAACCAGCGGCGTACATGCGAAACACTATTTGCTACATCCCTAGATAGTTTATCTCTGCGGCTATGAATGCGTATACCAAATTGCTTAGAGAAAACGGCAAAATCACTCATACCAGTCTGAAGATTGGTCCCAATTCCAGCCGGATCGCCGTAGTAAGCCGTAACATGGTACGGTAGTTGGCTGATCATCTTACCAAAATCTTCTGTTTTGGTGTTTTTCATAGAAACTTCGTCTATTTGGTAGACTGTTGGAAGTCCGGGACCGCTGGTGTCGCATTGCACGACAATTGCGAAACTATGGCGGTAGCCGAAATCGATTCCAACATATGTTGGTAAAGCGGGGTTGTATTTAAGGTTCTTTTGTATTTGAGTCTGACGGTCAAAGGGGTATACTTTTCCCGCAAAACTGGTAAATTCACTTCCCAATTCCTGTAAAAATGTTTCATGTGTTAAGGTCCTCTTTAATTCTTCAATATCATCTTTAAAATATGGAGATTCCCAGCTAGGTACTTGCCAGCTCTCCCATTCTGGGTACTTTTTGTCTTTGCCGTAGCGATACCACTGCTCAAAGTGATTAAATCCTCTTGGCGTACTAGTAAATAGCGCCCAACCTTGCCGATCTGCTAATGTTGGCCGTAGATACATTTCATATGTTTGTTTTGGGATTAGCGCTGCTTCATCCATTACTAAATAGTCAATTCCGAAAGTTAAGAAAGATTGCCCCCCAGCCGTTTAGCCGAGGGGCAATCTTCCCTCTCCTATAAGAGAATCTGGAGCATCGGCCGACTTGACCGAAAGCTCCGAGTTTAGTCCCGCGAGCCGCATAAAGTACAGATCGCCAGATATTTCTTTTTTTGAGTCTATTGGTAGCTTAAGCTGGGTCATAATTACTTTTTTGACCTCTCTAGCTACTTTTTGGCCTAAAGAATAGTTGGGTGCAACTATCCAGCCACGCGTATTAGGAGTTAATAGCCACGGAAGTATCTCATGTGCAGCCATCCAGCTTTTGCCAGACCTACGGCCCATGCATACAACGCGCATACGAGCTTTACTCTCATGCACTGCCAGCTGCTGCGGGGTCGGTTTGTACCCCAAGAGCTTCCATAGCTTCTTCCTGTTTATTATTTGCTTGATCAAGTGGATTTTCCTCAAATCCGACCTCTTTTAGCACCGTTTCTAGGTTACCAGTGAGGTCTACTGCGGTCTTGTCGCTCATGCCGAGGTAATTCTT